TAAGTTCAGGAGAGAGTTATATAAAGCGTATAGAAAAGAAATGATTGATTTTATGCGCAAAGATGAAAACGCTTTCTTACGTCTTGGCTTATCTACACTTTCTATAGAAGGTAAGCCAGTCATTATCGAGAGTAATGAAGAGGCTATAGAGTTTTTAGATATGTTAACGAGGGATGCAGCTAAACCAGCTGCTACATCATCAGAAAGATTAGAAGCATCGAAAAGAGTGTGGAACATGTTTTCTGAATTATTAGCGTATCAAAGTGATTCTATGAATACTGAAACTTGGGTTACTAAATTCAAGAGAGTAGTCAAAATGATTCTAGCCAAGGTCGGAATTAACGTTGGCAAGAATGATCTTAACGATTTAGTAGATGATCTTTATTCTACTGGAGCAGTTAGAGAAAACTTAACCGCAACTAAAATACTACGCGGTGAAGAAGCTGTACTGTCTGAAGAAGAAAAACTTACGGCTAGAGCTAGAGAAATAAAAGCAAAAATGGAAGCACCTAGAGGTGAGTCTGCGATTGTTAATCCAGACAAGTTCAAATATGCTAATGAGATACTGAGAAACAATAACGTATCGGAAGATGTAATAAAAGATATAACTAAAACCCTTTCCACAGAAGAAAGGATTGTTCCAGTTAGTGACTTAATGATTCCTTTAGAATCAGTGTTTTCTCTTAAATACCCTGCAAAAGATTTACAGCAAAGACTTAAACATTTAGCTAAAACAAACCTGGAAGAATACTTAAATTTGGTTTCTTTTACTGAAACCGCCGAAAGACTTTATAACCTAGATATTGAAGAATATACTGGAAGAGAAGATATTAATACTGGTAATGCTATTCATGATTTAGAAGAGCAAATAGTTGGCATATTAGGTCCGGTTGAGATAGAAGAAGATGCCGGCCCAGAATACAGTGACGAAGATACTTGGCTTAACGCTTGGGCAGAACCTAAGAAAAAAGGATTACCAAAGAAAAGAACAATAGAAGAAGCTTTTGGAGATGTTGTTAACAACCAAACAGGAGTAAACCCTGATAACGAACAACAGTACAATGAAACCGGTGCTGACTATACATCGCCAAGCTCTCAGGAACAAACAGCGGAGGATGATGCGGCGCAACAGGAGTATACCGGTAGTGACGAGACATCACGACCAAAAGCTAGAGAGAGAACTACGTTACGATCTCTTTGGGGATTCCTCTATAGTCAGGCTGCACAAACTGTAAGACGTCACTCAGGAGCTTCTAAAACAGCTGGTGTCGTAGCAGATACCGTACTTAGAGCTCCACACCATAAGCTAAGAGAGAAGGAGACGAAGTCTGGAAGAGACTATGTCCAGAAGAAGTCTATGGCTCTGGGTGAATTCAGGTTTGAGATACAGCGCCATATAGATGCGCTCACAAATCGTGGTGGAGTTATATCTAGGAAAGTAAACCAACAGTTGACGGACTTTTTCTCTAGAGGTATAATTCCAGATACCGGAAGTGTAGCGGCAGCAGCTGAAGGATTAAAAACAGCTGTAGAAAAAATATACGCCTGGTCAGACAAGACTGGTAAAAAACATACTGAAGACTTTTCGCTTAGACCTTTGGATGGTGGCGTATTCCCACGAGTATTTGATGTAGATAAGGTTGCTTCGCCTGAAGGTAGAAAGACTTTAATGGATCTACTCAACAGTATAGGTATAGTGGATGATGCTGCCAACAATAAGTATGACGCTACAGATGCCTATAACATCATCTTAAGCAGCGGCGGTTTTGTGTCTGGCGACTTTACTATCAAAGCGCGCCTAGACGGCGAAGGCAGCATAAAGAGTCAACAAGAATTATTTGAAAAAATAGAAAGGGAGATATCCAGAGAACAGCTTGGAGATTTACTTCTCAACGATTACCAAGCGATTGTTCCTAGGTTTATCGATAAGGCTATAGAGAAAACTGTTTATGCCGAATTATTCGGTCATAGAAATGAAAACTTAAATAAACTGAAACGCGATATAAGAAAAGAAGTAGCTGAGCATAATAGGAAGAATGCCGGTACCACTTTAATTAACGTTGAAGACGTTATAAAGGATGTAGACGAGTTGATGGATATCATCAACCATCGATACAAGGTCAATACCATACCTACTAGAGGTAGAAAGGTATTGCAGTCTGCAATGAACGCTACTACCACGGCTAGTCTCACACTGGTATCTCTTGCGTCTATGCCAGAGTTTCTTACTGCTACAGCTTTAGGAACTAAGAATCCTGCTAAGTTTGCGACAAACATTCTTGGAGCATCTACCTTTGCCGTTCTACGTGGCTTAAACGGTATGCACAAGCTGTTAACTGGGAAGGCTATGAAGGGGTACTTCAATCCTAAGACTAGGATGGGAAAGAGAGCGGCCATGCTAAGGCAGTTAGGATTGTACGATCTAGCTAACTTAGGAGAGGCTGCAGCTCAACGATATGTTGGGCCCAGTTTTATAAAAGCTGGTGTAGGATCCACTGGTAATTCGTTCCCGATTAAAGCGTTATACAGACTGTACGGTCTTGGAAACCTAGAGAAAGGAAGATTCAGGGCGAGGCAAGTTAGAGCCATGCTTAACATGGACGTGTATTTCGAGGTTACAGCTTTAACGACCATGACTCAGATGCAACAGTTAATGGCGTTAACTAACCTTAACCAGAATATAGTAGCTGATGCTAAAGCATTATCTAAAGCTAAAAGAGGTAAGGGTTTTAAATTAGATTCTACCGTAGCTCAAACCAAGAGCAATCTCAAATCTCTTGGACTAAGCAACGGCGAAATAAATGAGTTAGTACGGTGGTACGATGCTGGCCATAGACAGATACATGACGTACCACCAGAGTTTAGATTAGATTTGGCTGGTCCAGCACATAGGTTTGTTCAGTCTGTTGTTACATTACCGAGCGAAGGTAGTTTACCCAAAGTATTCAGAGATCCTAGGTTTGCACCGTTCTTATTGTTCAAATCTTTCATTACGACATTTGGTAATACCTTCATAAATACTATAGCCCAACGAGTTAGGTTTGCTGAAGGTAAGGGCGTTTCCAAGAAGTATCAACAGAGCAAGCAAATAGCCGGCATGTTTGGAACCGCTGCAGCCATGTATGGTGCTGTACAGTTTGCACAGGCTATAGCTTACCTGATTAAACATGGCGATGACGAAAACCCGTGGGAAGAGAAGACTCCAGATTGGGCCAAGTTTATACAAGATTTCGAAAGAACAGGTTTGATGGGCCCATTAGGATCTGTTGCAGTACAAATAGGAACACCTAACTATTGGTCTTGGCAAGGTAAGGATCCCTATGATGATATGCTTGATTATATTATAGGCCCGATGGGTAAGCAATTTAGAAACATAGGTAAAGCTGGAGCTGATGTGGCTCAAGGTAAAGAACTTGATCTTGAGGGTAGACTTGCTAGAGCCATACCTCTTACTAAATCTAAACCTATACGTGAAGCTTTGGGTGTGGATCCGTATTATACGAAAGATAAAAAGGGTAAGCTAATAAGAAAACGAACTCTTGAAAGAAGAGAAGAAAAGAAAGCAGCAACAAAGGAAGCTAAACGACAGGAACTACTAGATTCTATTACTAACGATGCTGCGAAAAGAATAAAACTGTCTAAGGAACAGATAGTTGACATGGATCGTCGTGAACTAGACAAGCACATGCGTACTAAACTTGGGTTTAACCCTGATGGTCGCAAGTCTAAAGCTAGCATGATTAATCAGTATCTAAAATCTCAAGGAGCAGATCAGAGTAGCTTCCTCAAGAGCGAGGAAAGTGAGTCATACAGGCGCAAGCATGAGGCTTTACAAAAAGTTAGAGAGAGCGCGAAAGAGAGGTACAAGGGTATGACTACTGATGAGAGAAGAAAGGAATATCTCTCCACCAACAGCATGAGCAAGAAAGAATTTGACGAATACGTTGAAGTAGAGTTTGGTATATTATTGGATGGAAGAAAATCTAGAGATGATATGAACAAGCAGTTTCATGAAGTAACAAAAGGGTGGCTTAAGAATTAGATCGGGGCTCCGCAGAGAAAGCGTCCTCTCCCTGCGTAAATATCTGCGTTGAGTCCCCGATCACCTTATATAACGCTTTTTACCGATAATATACATCCAGTGGGTATAGCAGTTATAGAATAATATTCTTCTTCAGAATATGTGGAAGCTATTTTCATAACTTTAGCATCATTATGAACTACCCAACCAACCTGTTTTACTATTTTAGTATTCACATTATCTTTGGTATCCCAGTCGGCGGAAGAGACCGTGTCTATCCAATCTATGTAAACTAGTTTAAAAATGAAATTGTCACTTTCTTCTTTATTCACGGAGAGAACCATGTCCCTGCTATAAAATACACCAGTAACAACAGATTACTGATGTAGATTATAGCGGCGTAAGTTGATGGTTTCAGAGCTATTCGGTTGTGTCTGTGGTGCTTGTTGTGCTGTTGTCACTTTCATCATGCCCGTCTCCACATTCCGTAGCGTCTCCAGTACATACTTCGACGCCACCAGTTGTTTGACCAACCTCTACGCATCCTGTTATAACAAACATTAAACTGAACACTAAAAACAAGTACATCTTACTCATATTCTTCACCTACAAGTTTTCTGTAATTAAAAGAAAAAGAATCTTCGTCAACTCGCACTGATACAGCACACCCTGTTAACGTAAAAATTCCAATTAATACAATAATGCTAATTATTTTCATCTTCTACCCCTGTTCTAACCTCTTCTTTAGGTATCCAAAACCTCCACCTTTCGTCCGCATCTTCTACGAGATATTTATTTTCAGACTCTCCCTTTATGTATCCCGGTCTAGATAGCGTATCATATTTCGCTATTGGTAGGTCTACTAATGATAACATCCCGCCCGGTCTGCCATATTCGTCAACTGGGAACTCTTTACTGTAAATACACTTTTGCTTTTCATTCATGTTGGTTATATCTCGCATTTATCGCCTGTACAGGCTAACTCTTGTGTTGCAATAGTGTTATCAGATTCTTCTGATAGCAAGGACCAATCAATTTCAGCAGGGGTTTTCTTAAGTAATGCTTTGTATTCAGCGGCTGTTATATCCTCGTAAGGGGCGGCTTGATATATATGACCTTCGTCAGCACTTGGTAGAAAACTGACTCCACTCATTATATCAAAATTAGTCCATACCCAAGATCCTACTTCTGGCCACTCCTTTTCATTAACATAACACGTCATGCTCGGTTTGTGTTCGCACCAGGAAATAGCAAACTTCTTCCACAACCCCAATTGATATATCGGGTTTATCTCCTTCCTTGTTATCGCGCTTTTAGGTGATTTCCTTGGAAATTCAAACACATAAGAGCTATCGTTATACGGATCTGTTATGTATTGAACTCCCTGATCTATAAGAGTTTTCGATAAAGGATCCTTTTTATCGTTGCGTACGCGGCGTATATAGTATTCGTTGTAGCGAGGATGAATACCGCTAGCAGAATCAGTAAGCTGAGAAACGGTACCAGAAGGCTTAACGCAAGTAATAGCAGCAGCTGGATTAATACCGATATTCTTTGCCCATCTTTCATTGATCTTGATCGCATGGTTTTTTAATTCCTCTAACTGCTTTGGTTCGCTCTCAAGTAGGTAAGAACAATCGTATATACCAGTTATACTAACCCCTAACAATGCCTCCTCTTCTGTATTCTTTTTCCATTTACTTGATAGGTATCTGAAATTAGTTAACGAAGCCTGCAGAGTTCCCAGTATAGTGGCGATCTCTACTTTATTTAACAAAGACATTTTAGTATCGTCAGGTCTTGCTACTACCTCAGATAAATTGCAGAACTGATTCGGGCGTAAAATTATTTCTGAACACGGGTTCGTCCCAAAGTCATAATCTGTGTCTCTTCTTTCTGGAGACATGTTCTTGCATGCCTGTCTGTTGAATATACCCCTCTCTCCACTGCGAGACTCGTACAGCGCAGACCATTCTCTCATGTAAGCACCAACATCTGGACGCTCCGTGTAACAAATAGAGTTGTTAGCTAAACCCCTTTGTGGGTTGTCAACAGGCCACTGACCCATTTTAGCATCGCGCATGCGCCCATCAGAATGATTGCTTAAAGATATCTCTGCTGTGCGTCTAACTCCACCAACAACAACAGCTTCTCCAATATAGTTCATAATGTCATGGCATTCTATAGATGTAAGCTTTCTTCCGCGAGCTTTTTTAATCATCTCTACAGTAACCTTGAATAATCTATCTAATGGTTCTGGCCCAGAAGCTCTACCACCGAATGTATTAAGTGGCTTACCTGCTTCCCTAACTTTGGACAAATCCCAAGACGGTATAGAACCGCTGAACAACATCGATATTAATTCTTTGTATGCAGATGCCCAACCGATTTTGCTGTCTCGCACCGTTATAACTGTATCACTTAGGTGTAATATTTCTGCGATTTCTGGAAGTTCACCTATATACTGCCGTTCTACAGAAAAACCAACGCCCACACCGCACATAAGTATGTACAATGTTTCATCAAACGCTCTCAAACTGTTGATTGGTAAGTATGAGCAGTTGTATCCCGCTACGTTATCTCTTTCTAACGCCTTGCCAGCCGTCATTAAAGCGCGCATAGACGGCATAACCTCTAGATTGTAAATAGAATCATAAACTTTTTTAGGAATTTTAGTATCTAAATGAAGTTCAAAAAAATTAATGTATCTACTAACTGTTTCTGCCCAGTTTTCTCTCCTGTTTTTACCAGGTAAATACCTAGCATACCTACTCTTGTGAATATACTGTTGGTAGCTATCCATTAAGATCTTTCCATTTGTCTGAGGAAGTCCAAGGTTTTTCTACATTGTACAGATATGGATACTTCTTCTTTTGTTGATTCCTTGACAGTCTCCAAATACAGTTTCTAGAAACTTCAGGAAACAATGGAGCAAATATGGTAGAAACATAATTACTGTCGTAATATTCTTTCATCTTCTCCATGAGCGATAATTCTTCTTCGGTCATGAACGGTTTTATATCTCTTTGAGATGCGAAGGTTCCGTATCTGGCCTCGATATTAAAACCAATATCTTCTATTACAGCGCCCAATGCTTGATGTCTTATTTCGTTTACGTGGTTACCTGCTGCACCAACCTTTGGATCCCAATTTGGAGTGCTTAGAAATATAACAGAATCATCAAAATCTGGCCCATTATCTTGAAAGCGTAACATATCGTACATCTTTTCTAGCATTCGCCTGCTATGACCCGGCTCTACATGTTCAATCACTTCAAAACAAACAATAACGTTAGGAGCCGAGTCAAACATCATTAAATCCAATTCGCAAACATCCATTTTGGATATCAAATTGGTAGGTTTCCAACTAGCGTTCTCAAACATTGCTGGCATCTCAAGCTTTGAAACATCAACCGCGGTGTATGAGTTAGGCGTAGTCCTGTTTACATATAACGTTTTTGCAAGAGGAATCTCTTTACCTGGTCCTATATCCAGGATATTAGCATTTTTATAACGGTTTTTACGTCGGAGATACATAGCCACATGGCTCCATCTTAAGCAATGGGCTATGTAATCCCGATGTATAATCCCACGTTCTTCTGCTTTATCCAAAGATAAGAAAGTTTTATCGATAGAGCGACCGTGAGCATTCGCCATTAGAACGGCACATCATCATCTAGTGGGGAAAATGTAGGTATTCCACCACCAGCGCCATCACCTTCAGATATAAACTGAAGATCTTTCAATGAGCAGGTAACACCCTTGTTAGTTCCAGCGATGAACGGACGGAATACAACGTGGGCTCGCCATATAGATCCATTGTTTACAGACTCTGGATTTAACTCGCCTCCCACTCTACTTACTATCTTTGGTTTGAACTTTGTTTTGGCTTTCAATACCCAACGACCAGTGGACCATTCCTTACCCATTTCATCCCCGTCTTTGATAGGAATATACAGGTTTTTAGCACTAGCTACTTTTTCGTCGTTGTTCTTAGCTTCTTCGATATTCTTGTCTAAGGCTTCCTTTACGCCCTCATCTCCTTTATCGAAGCACATTGTTATAGAATACATACCTGTATCCTGCTCTTGAAACTTCTCAGTTTCTACGAGATTAGGAAACATACAAGTAAACTCTGTTGTTTCATGAAATACATTTACCATCTCTTTAGCCATTATCTATACTCCTTGGTGTGTTGTGGACAAAACCTTTTTACATTGCAATACTTGCTGCATCGCATGTTAAAACCAGGTCTATCTTCTATATAAAGATCTTCCTGGTCTTTTTGTGTGATGATGAAATCGTTTGCGTCGTCTTCTGTATCAAAAAGCTTTACAGCTCTAACTTTCTTTTTCTTCATTACAGCGACTTTGCTTTCGCTTTGCCATCGCTCTTCTCTGTCGCAAATGTGCTCATCAAAGAAATGCCTTTGCAACCTTTTGTCTATGTACTTCCTGGTTTCGCTTACAGGCCAGTATGGTATATCATGTATAACCTTTAGGGCGCTTTCTGGATATGTTGAACCAGGTTTTACATTCTTTTCGTTAAAGTCCTTAGAGAACGCTACGATAGCTAATCCAGATACTTTCCAACCATCGTTCTTCATTAAGTCTGCTAAAACATTTAGTTGGTTAGTCCACGCTGGTTTTATACCATATGAAAGAGCAAATGCACCTACAGTTTTAATATCGTATATGATATTGTTTTTAATATCGTATATGTCAACTTGGCCGCTGACTGAGTGTGAACCGTAATCTTTATGAAACCGTTTCTCTACCAACACGTCAGAATTAGACATGTTTGCGTACTCACAAATAGCATGAACAGCGCTTCCCCATACGGCCCAAGTTCTGTCGCTTACGTCTTCTACGATATTATCTCTGTTAGCTTTTCTTAGCGATAATACCTGTGGTGAATCGATTAGTTGAGTTGTACTGATGTCTGACCGTTTTGGACCAGTAGTATAAGGGTTATACTTCAGTACGTTACATAACCATTCGGGATAGTTGTGTTTATTGGTGTATTCTCCCAATTTTTATTCTCCTGAGTTAAAAAATAATTATATCACACCTAACATTCGAGATAAAAGCCTAATTTTATAATTTATTTCTTTATTGTATCAGGACACAGATCTTTAAAATCCTTCGCCCGCAAGACCACATAACCATCTTCAAACTTCATGTGTCTTTCGTGAAGGTATACGATAGGTTTCCTATGCTCTGCCTCTCTAATTGCTTGACCCATAGCTGAATGCAACCAATCTGGAAGTATTTTTCTGTGTTTTACTTCTATTGACAGCGTTGGATGTTCCACATCTCTTCTGCTTTCGCCATTGCAACCGGTTCTTGTTCCACCGAAAAGTTTTGCAGCTTCTCGTTCTACATTTTTCCAATTACTGGTTCTCATTAAAAGCTCCGTCAAAGGGTGTACTTTTCTCTCCAACATATTTTTCATAAAAATCTTGTTCTTCTCTTCCATAGTCGTAAAATTTCATACTTTGCTCGCCATAATCTAAACCACACATTGGTTCAAAACCTCCATGTCTATTCTTAAAACATTCTAATGCAGCTTGCGGAGCTGCAGGTGGATTACCGCTCTCCCTTGATTTCTCTTCTGTCTTATTTCTATGAACCATGAAACCTGCATCAACAAGATCTGTTAACTCTGAAGCTCCCTTTATGTCATACTTACTACATCTTTTGGTTTCATCATCTGGTTTTCTAACGTGGGCTACCAGATGTATACATAGTCCTGTATCTCTGCAGACATTAGCCAATATGTTTGCAAAGTTCTTCTGAGCTAGATATATGTTTCTTTGTTCTGAACCTAGATTAACCTTCATCAAAGAATCTATAACGAACTGGGTTACGCCTAACTCTTCTTGTGCATACCTTGCTGCAGCTATAAGCTGCTTAGCTCCACAATCTATTTCCCTGGTATATATCCACATCCTATCGTTTAACCAACACCACGCCTCTTCAGCGTCATCTGGGTTTGGATATATATCTCCAGTGATCTGTCTTGCTAGCCTTTCGAGCTGGTATACTGGTGCTAACTCTGGAGACCAGAACAAAACTTTCTCATCTCTTGTTGAATAGTCACCAGTCATTAGATAAAGCATGACCTGCTGTACTATCAAGCTTTTACCATGCCCGTTCATGCCAGCCCATATGGTTAATGTATTAGGTAGTATCCTGAAGTCTATATCCCATGGCAACTTACCACCCGGTTTCTCATCTTTGTTTCTTAGGTGTTCTAACGCATCATCAACGAATATTAAAGGTGATTGAACGAACGACTTCTCTATTCCTTCAGAATACTTGTTAACCTGTTCTTCGTCAAGCTCTAAACGCGTTGCTATTTCTCTTGCTCTTTTGTAATCAACCATTAAAATTCACTCCAAAACTTTTCTTTCTTCTTCAATGGTTGCGACTCCCAAACCCTTGTTTCTAAATACTTTCTCAGACCTGGGATCCATTTGCCATCATCATTAGTCCATTGTTCTGATTCCTTGCGCTGCTCTAGATCTTCTACAATCACGTCAGCAATAGCTTCATCGCCAAACTCCCTCCACGTTTTCATATCGCGGGCGATTGTGTTGCGTCTATGTTCAGGGTAAGCTGACCACACACTCATAAACACTGACTTTGTATTATTCTTTTTATTATTTATATTATTTACATCAGCTACGCTGCTGACTAGCTGGTCAGGTGCGTTGCTCTCTACCTGCTGACTAGCTACGCTGCTGCCTACGTTCTTCGTGTATTGCGTATGTGCATCAGCCTTATCGCAGATGGTATACAACGATGTTGTGCCAGCTCTTGCTGTTATATCTATGTAACCGTATGCCTTTAAGTCTTGCATATAGTTCTGTATGCTGCCCTTGGTATACATAGGCATCATGAGTTGCAAAGCTTCTAGGTGTATTGGTCTAGTATTGGTTGTTCTTTGGTTGCGCCACGCAAGGACAGACATTAAGCATCTGAGTTGTCCCGCCTTAAGACGGCTATCGCCGATAATTGTTGCGGGGAATATACCGTATCTATAGTCGATGGGCAACTTGGAAAGATCATATTCTTGATCCATAATGGTGGTTCCTGATCGCTTATTGTTAATTCAAATGCGGCAATGTATGTTATAATCCAATTTGGACACTTGCCTTTTTTTAACTCGAGCATCATTAAGCAATCTTCGTAATGTCTATAAAATAGATCGAAATATTTGCCAAATCTAAACTCGGTTATTATTTTTCCCTCATCTATGGTGCACCAAGGAGGCAACTGGTCTTGAGTCAGTGCTTCCAAAGCCTCCGCTACTTCTTTCTGATTCTTCAAGAAATAATTCCTCTATATTTGTTTCTTCGGTTTCAACATCAGATACTGGAATCAATAAAAACTGTATTATCTTAGTATCAGCAGTTATCCACACCTCTCGTTTAGAGGCGTTGATCAAATGAATGTGTATTTCGCCTTGATATCCTGAATCAATAACGCAAGCACCAGCTATCAAACCTAATGTTGTGCATATACCAGACTTGTTAAACGCAATTAACGCATAACCCTGCGGTATGTTTACTTTAATACCGCTTGGTATCTTAATGCCATTACCAGGTGAAACCTTGGTTACACTAAAATCAGACGGTACAAAGAAGTCTATACCAGCGTCAAGAGAGTGTGCTCTTTTCGGCGGTATCACCCTCCTCACCCGTGAAAATTTCAATATGTCCATCTTCTATCTCCTCTACAGTTATTGAATATCCATCTTCATCCTGTATTTCCATATTATCTTTAAGCGTTTTTTCAGCAAACGAAAGAACAGCTAAAAGAAAGTGAAGAATTGGTTTACTTGATGTATTCAGCTTGATTTGGTAGTTCATCGATTGGTCCGTCGACTTCTCTTTTTGTTCCATTGTAATAGTCCTCTAGGCCCTGTATATACCCACAGGTATCTACAAGATTGTCTCGTTTATGTACAAAACTCTCTCTTGCAAGCTTTAATGCAATTAACGCCTTATACATGTCCTCTATAAGTATCTCTTTTCCAGTCATACCTATATAAATGAGTCTAGCTCTTCCCATACTCTCGCTAAACTCTCCATAGTTGTCATGGTTAGTAGCTCTATTTACTACTATTGCTTTAGCTACATCCAGTATCGGTTCTGACAAATCAGTTGTTATCATGTGCAAAAATCGCCTCCTGCGATGTGTGTTGAATAAAAATCTGTAATTTTAGCGTCTATATCCTTTACTTTATCTTCAGGATAAACACCAAATCGTCTTTTGAACTCACGATCTGGAATACAGTTTGGCTTCAACTTGAAGCTCTTGGAAGAATATTTCCTCCATTCACTGACATCTTCAAACACTAAACCCCAATGTCTTTTGTATATATGTAACGATCCTAGGTTAAACGTTAGATTTCCCAGTGTTACTCGCAGACGCTCTCCACCACAGTGGGCCAGCTGGGCACTGTCTAAACATAGCTCGTTCAGCATCATCTGCTGTATCATTGAAGCACAGAACATATCGTTGCACAAACCAAATATGGCATCACAAGATCTCATGTTCCACGTTAAGTACAACTTAGATTCTCGTATCTGAAACTGTATGTATCCAGTACATGGGTAGTCCTTATCATTCTTATGAAAGTGACCCTCGTTCAGTATTGGTATTACAGCTCGTCTACTTCCAGGATTAACCATCAATTCCTCAACGGTTCTTAACCAATTTGAATTGAATATGTAGGTTCCGTAATTGCTTTCAACCTCATCCCATTCGTCTGATATGATACCCCAAATAGTAGCTTTGTGGGGCATACTACCCACTTTTCTGTTAGCTCCCACATAAAAAAGAAACTCTGCTAATGCATAGTTCTCCTTCCACTTACGCTTTGGATGAGTAATGCACAGCTTGGTCGGATCAGTAAGTGTTACCTGGTAATTAAGTAACTCTAATAATTCCCCTATACGTGACCCGTTTTGATATGATTCTACTAATCTTCCGTCATATTTTAAATCTGTAATAATATTTGCATAAAGTTCATTCATGCTCGAGTGTTTTGTCATCATCTGGATATGGCCATCCCTCTTCATAGTTACCCCAAAAGAATTCCTCTTCTTCTGAGCGTTTAAGTTTAGGTTCCCTCTCCTTCTCCTCTAACTGTTTTAGTTTTTCTTTTATCTTTTTTGACATCCTTTGTAGCCTGGTTAGCAAACTCCCTGAGCGAAATCTTAAACATTTCTTCGAATCTCTTTGACCAGGTAACCCTCCCGCTCGGGGTTAATTGGTTCATTCTTCTCCAACAATATCTTGCAAAATGCAGTCTTAGCATTTCGTATTCTTTTTGATCTTCCTGAGTTCCTTTTGATTTCATCTTCGATATCTTTTGTCATATAAAACCCAGTAGTTTCAAATGCTAACGAATGTCTTTCGCACTTATTAAACAGGGTTTGTATTTCGGTAGTGTTTAGGTCACATGCCTTGCTCATTTCCTTTATAGATATACCATTTTTTGGAATACATGTATAAAGATAAGCAATTCTAGGGTCCTCGTCAAACCAATCTATGTTGACTGTTGCTCCAAACTCTACATAATCCACGAAGATGTCACAACACTTCTCAGTTTCTTCGCAATAATCAAAGTTTGGACACGCGCTGCATGGTGGTGCCGGTTGCTCATTCATTCTTTTTAGTAATTTGACCACGTTCATTTAGAAACCTGTAATAAAAAAGGGTGCCAGCTTTCACTAGCACCCTTCCTGATTAAACCTTTGAATATACAGACATACGGTCTGAATAACGAAGAGGAAGATCTTGACAATACTTCCTGTATATAGCGTTGTATGCGTTGTCGTACTCACTCAGAGTGAGCCTTGTTTTCTTGGTTATGGGGTTATCTGGATTGAAAGCATCTCTCCAAGATCCGTCAGCCATAGCTTCGATAGCTGCATCAATTCTTGATCCACGACCTCTGAAGATGTATGTTTTGCCTTTACTTCTGGCCTCTTTCATCATTGTTTTTTTCTTAGACACTTTTACATCCTTTGCTACTAAACGTCTTGAAGCATAGTTACCAATTAATGTTCGTTCTGATCTAGACATAATTTCTCCCTTGCACCGTTGAAGGGATTGACATTAACTAACCACGGTGCCACAGCTAGTTAATGTTTAAAGGGCAGGGCGACTGGATTTGCGCGTCCCGAGCATCCGGTGGAGGCTACCGATTACTCAGTAGCCATACCCTTTTTCTTTTCTGCCCGTCTTGCAGCCATCGTTAAATCTTTAGCTGTTTTTCCAGGGCGTGATACACCAAACTTAGTAAAACAGTTTGAATGATACGTCGGTAGATCACCAAGCTGAGCTCTTTGATCTAGTGTCATGAATTTCTTTAGTTTTGACTCCATTTGATTATTATACCTTGTCGTGAAAAAACAATACAATCATTATTTAACCATAAGCAGCCGGCATAGCCATTGCACACATTCTGACTTTTCATTAGGCTTCTCATCTGTTGTGGTATGGGCAACCACGCCGTCTTTCTCTCGCTCTACTGACACATGCCACATGATTCCTATCTTGTCTTCCTTGATTCTAAGCTTGACGGTATCACCATTCTCTAGTTTCATGTAAAATTTTCTCCTGGAATTACTAAAACATCACCCACGATACCATTCTTGATGTATTGATTTACCTGGTAATCCTTGAACAAACCCTCCTCGTCAGCAAGAAAGACGTGGTCAGTAGAGAAATGCGCGGTGTAAATGCTTGGAATAACCTGGACATATCCGCCAACAGCTGCTTGCCAATTCTTTAGAGAATGTTCTTCTTTCCACTCTGTTACGTCTCCGGACTGGTTTATTAAATACGATTTCGATTTGTCAAACACGTCCGGTGTCTTGTCATAAGATGTTCTGTTCTGTTTCATCTATTTCCATCTCCGTTTTGCGTTTATCCCAAAGTTCTTGCATCAAACGATCTATCAGCTTGTTGCAATCCTTTTCCATAAGCGTTAACGTAACCAGACCCCCGTTTACTGTGGAATAGCCAGTTATATCTAACTTAAACGGCGTGCTGTTACGTTTTGTTACTATGAATGCCATAATTATGCTCCAGTATGTCAACTAATATATTGTCGAAAACTTCCTTTAGATTCTCACCAGCAGTGTCCAATGCAAAATGGGCTGATAAAATCTGTAGTCGATCTATCTCGAGGTACGC